TAAGAATTGGAGACAGGTATATGCTACGATTGTGTGGCCTCTGTAGAGCCCTCAGGAGCCCTGTAGAGCCTCTCACAGATATGGTCAGGTAGGGTAGTACCTGAAAAACTTTAGGGGGCTTCATAGGGCTCCTGAGGCGATTTTACGGTGTTAAGGATATCAGCCTAATCCTCTTGGCAAAGGGCGGGTATTCTGGCATTGTGTTTTTCAGACAAAGGAGCGCCACATGCGGGTAGAGATGTCCCGGATACAGATTCCTGAGCGTAAGCGTGAAGCTGATGAAACGAAGGTTGCCAGCCTGGAATCCTCCATGCGTGTGGAAGGGCTGTTACAGCCTATCGGGGTACTGTCTTCAACATCTGATGATAGCTACACTTTGGTCTACGGGCTGCATCGGTTGCTAGCTGCAAAGAATCTGAGTTGGAATTCTATCCAGTGTCTGGTGTTATCAACCGATAAGCTTGTCCAAGACGCTAGGGAAAGAGCTACTTCGGCAGGAGCTGACGAGTCTGAAACCAATTTAATTACCGAAGATATTATGGCTGAGCTTGCGGAGATTGATGAAAACCTAATACGCTATGAACTTAGTGTTCCTGAATTCGATGCGCACAACAAACGCCGGAAGGAAATCTACGAAACTCTATACCCTGAGAGCACCAAAGTTGCCAAGTCAAGAGCGAATGGTAGGCTAGGCGGGCGGGGGAAACGAAGTGAAAAACCAAAAGATAACAAGGCTCCTTCGGTTTCAACCCCCTCATATGTGGCTGATACGGTAGCTAAGACCGGGAGAAGTAAATCCTCTGTTAACAAGTCTTTGGCAAGAGCTGGGGTTCCTAATCTGGAATCTGTTCCAGAGACGGTAACTGTTGTTGAGCGTGATGAAGTTGCGGCTATTCACGGCAAAGGTGTGAGGGCTGAGAAGGAGGCCAAGCGAAAAGTTAAAGAAGCCGAGAAGGTTCGCGATGCAGCAGTTGCAGAACGTATACTATCGGAGGCTAAAGAGCTTGAAGTAAAAGCCAAGGAAATCAAGGAAGTAGCTCAAGAGAAGATTAAGGACCTCAAGACTAAAGGACCTAAGGAGCGAAAACCTAAAAGCCCGACTCCTGAAGTTCCTAGCGAAGTAGATGCTCTTAAGCTGGAAGAGCAGGCTGCTATCGTAGAGGGATTACTTGATAGGATTCAGAGCTTTACCGGATCAGCCCCCTATGCTACGCTTAAAGAACTAGAGCGTAAGCTGCTGGAGATATGCAGAGGTTTGACTGTAGCTAATTAAATGGCTTAAGTGGAGGTGTGCCATGTAATATTTACCTAGAAGGTAACGTGCGATCACGTAATTTGAGATAGATTGTGCCTGCCAACCCTAGCCAAGGAAAGCAAACGTGGATTGGCCGTGACGAAGCTAACAATGTTTAAGCAGAAAACTCGCTGAAATAAAGTTTGTGTAACGGTGGTAGCCTGGACAGCACTATATGTTAGATAGACTGGACACCTAGCTAACGTGCTATCCGGGTTATCATAAGAAAAGCCTATGCAAGTATGGAATACGGTATTCTCATAATTCTTGTGGTATACCTTTCATTAGGATTAGGTCTTTTAGGTCTTTACGTGTATCTGAGTTTCTTTAGTGTGGAGTGCGAAGAGTTTTGTACTGAGATGGAGGACGTAGTGAGTAGAAGCATGCAAATGGTTGAACCGGAACTTAGAGAAGGCGATCTTGAAGACCTCAGCAATGCAGTGGGGGCTATCCTAGACGATGTAAGATCGCTACAGTTCTATGCTAGCTTCCCGGCCGAGCACAGAAAAAGCTTGCGAAAAGCTGAAGACGCTCTTATCCGTATTCGTTCGTGGGTTGATAACCGGGTATACTGAAGTGGCTGACATCCTCAGTTTTCCTAATGCAGATAAGGAAGCGGCCTTCAAAGCTAAGATACTCAAGGAGCTTAATGCGCAGATTGATAGCTTTACTGAGCACAATGCAACAGCAATAATAGCCAATAGCGCACCTTTAAGCCAAGCCAAGAGGTTGATGCTAGCCGGGGCTGCGGTAGCTATGTTCGTTCTTGATGAGGACATCTTGGCAGACTTGTTCGTAGAGGAGCTTAGAAAAGATGACAACTAGCAAAGAAGCCGAAGGTAGGATACTTATGAGCTTCTATGCAAATCTTGATAGGGTTATCCGTAATGATGACCAAATGTTGTTCGAGAATTGTATACCGCAAAACCTTGTAAGACATTATGTTGTTATGGGGGCTGCTATGTTAGCAGAGGCGATTGAAGACGAAACACTGTCTCGGCTATTTATACGGGGGTTGTATAAAATTGGTCGTAAATAGAGCAAACTTCGCAGCGCTGGTAGGTGTATCTCTTAACACCGTTACGAGCTGGCTAGCTGAGGGTATGCCAACTGTAGAGCGTCCAGGCCCCGGCACAAGAGAGTTTAGCCTTGACACAGTTGCTTGCATTAAATGGATCATAGCTAGAGCTAAAGGAGATGCGAAAGCAGGCGGGGGCAATACACTAGGAGATGCTAGGACTAGGATCAAAGAGGCTGAGGCTGCTCTCAAGGAACTGACTCTGCAGGAGCGCCGTCAAGAGCTTATCAGCGTGGCGGATGCTAGCAGGCTTACGGAAGAAGCCTATGCGGTTGTGAAGTCAAGACTGAGGGCAATCCCCGGTAATCTAGCACAGAAACTAAGCATTATAAGCGATTCTAATACTATAGAGCGCGAGATTAAAAAAGAGATAAACTCCGCACTGGAGGCTATTTCTGGTGGTTAGTAGTCACGATAGCGCCTTAGAGTCTTTTAAAGAAGCGCTTAGGAAGGCTAAGAGAGCTTTACGTCCACCCCCGACCATCGATCTTCCAGAATGGGCTGATACTTATAGACACCTATCAAGTTCATCTGGTGCATTTGCTGGCCAGTGGAAAACCTCAAGAGTTGAATGTGCACGCGGGCCTATGATGGCTGTAACAGAGCCTGGAGTAGGAACTATAACGTGTATGACCTGTACACAATTGCTTAAGACGAGCCTTCTTGAAAACGTAATAGGTTTCTACGCTCATCTTGACCCCTGCCCGATGCTACTCACACAACCAAAGGACGGGGCCGTTTCATCGTTCAGCAAAGAACGTATAACCCCTATGGTTAAGGTCACTCCTGTACTTAGAGAAATTATGCAGGAGAGCCGTACAAGAGTTTCAGATGACACGTTAATTTTTAAGAGGTTTCCAGGTGGGTTTTTGGCTATGGCCTCTGCTGGTTCGCCAACTAACCTAGCTATGAGAGCTATTCGGGTTACTTTGCTTGATGAGATAGACAAGTATGAAACAACCAAAGAAGGCGATCCTGTACTCCTAGCAGAGGAAAGGACATCAACCTTCCGTTCTAATTCACTAAAGATTCGCACATGCTCCCCTACTCTTGAAGATACAAGCCGTATCTATCATAGTTTCTTAGAAGGGGATCAAAGACTACCATATGTGGCATGTCCGCACTGCGACCATTTGCAGCATCTAAAGTTCTTTAGTCATGTACAGTGGCATACAGATGAGCATCATATACATTATCCTGAGACAGCAGCAATCTATTGTGAGAAGTGCGGAGAGCCTTGGACTGAACAACAGCGCTTAACGATAGCTACTACAGAGGGCAGCATTAAGTATATGCAGACTAGGCCTTTTGTGCATTGTGATATAAAGCAAGACCCGGCTAAAGAGCGCTTGTGGTGTTGGGACGAAGAAAGGAAAGTAGGATATGCTTACTGTAAGGTATGCGGGGAGTTGGCTGTTTCAAATGCTCATGCAAGTTTCACAGTATCCAAGCTCTATTCCCCTTTTACTTCTGTTGTTGAGATTGCGGAGAAATGGATACGTTGTAAGAGCGATGTTGAGCAGAAGCAAACCTTCTACAATACCGTACTCGGCGCACCGTTCAAGGCTCAGATATCTAAGAACCTAAATATCAGCGCTCTTATATCTAGGTGCGAGCTATATCAGGCTGAGGTGCCAAGGGGAGGTGTAGTTTTAACTGCGGGTATAGACGTACAATCCTCTGGTAGATTTGAAGTAGAAGTTACCGCTTGGGGAAGAGAAGAAGAATCGTGGAGTGTAGATTACAAAGTAATAACAGGTGATCTAGATACTAGCGCGCCATGGAACGCTCTTGATGAATACCTTAAGCGCGGTTGGAAGCATGAGCTTGGTATGCCTATGTATATCATGTCTGCCTGTATAGACTCTGGTGGGCATAATGTGCAAGCGGTGTATGTGTTCGCACAACAAAGGGCTTCTAGAAATATATGGGCTATTAAAGGGGCTTCTGACAAAGGCAATCAATGGAGTCCTATCTGGCCTTTAGCTAAGATAGAAAAATGGCGCCCGCACGGTACTAAGCCTATAATCATTGGGGCTAATTCAGCAAAAGAGGCCGTCAGGTCTAAGCTTGCCATAGAAGAGATAGGACCTGGATATTGCCATTTTCCACTAGGTAGAGCTGAGAATTGGTTTGAGCAACTACTGTCGGAAAGATTGGTGGTTGAGCGTAGAGGAGCGGAACTTGTTAGAATGTGGCGTTTGCCAGCGGGGCGTGCTAATGAAGCTTTGGACTGTAGAGGATACGCATACGCTGCCCTGCACGGGCTTTACAACGTTCGGCAGTTCGATCTTGATAGGCAAGTAGCCATGTTCTTGACATACGAGGCTAGTAAGGGTAAAAAACACGAAGCAGAAGCACCGGCAACTAAAGTGCATCAGAACAAGTGGATTGACGAATGACGGATACAGCGATTAGGATTGTAAATCTAACTGCTAGGCTTGAGTTGCTTAGGGACATGGTTTATAAAGGTGTTCTCAGAGTAAAGCATGGTGAAGTAGAAACCGTGTTTATGAGTGTATCGGAGTTGCAGAAGGCCATAGGTATGCTAGAAGCTGAGCTTCGCAGACTTGGTGGAACAACTCGTAGCCCTGGCTATATCAGAGAGGTTTAATATGGCTAAGGCCAAAAAAGTTGAAGATATAGCAGATGTTCCAAAGGCCAAAGCCACAAAGGCTAAGCCCAGAGCAAAAGTAACAAAGGCTGAAGCTATAGTAGAAGTTCCAAAGGCCAAAGCTTACGATACGTCTCGTAGGATAGCTAGGAGGCTATCGTCTATTCCTAGTGCTCGCTGGGAAGTTAATACACTAATACAGACCTATGGTAATACTGGGGTTTCAAGGTCTAGGCATCTATGTTTGAATAACCCCTATGCCAGTAAGGCTAAGGAGGAATTTGCCTCTGCACTTATTGGCGATGGAATCTATCCAGCCTCAAAACTTGACAACAAAGAGTGGCGTCAAGCTATTCGCGATCTTTGGACAGAGTTTGCGGAAAACTCAGATGCTGACGGGATCACAGATTTATATGGACAGCAGACTTTAATAGCTAACGAGCTTTTTGAGGCTGGAGAGGCTTTTGTAAGAATTAGGCCCCGTCGCGAATCCGATGGTCTTACAATTCCATTGCAGCTACAGGTTCTACCGGCTGAGATGCTGCCATTTGAGAAGAATGAAACAGGCGTAGCACCGGGGAATTATGTACATTCTGGTATTGAATTCAACCCGATAGGGCAGCGTGTAGCCTATCATTTCTATAAATATCATCCAGGAGTTAATGCAAGCCCTAGTATTGAGCTGAGCAGCAACTTCTACACTAGGGTTCCAGCGAGTGAAGTGCTGCACATCTATAAGCCTATTCGGGCTGGGCAAATAAGAGGTATTCCTCGTATTATATCCTCCATGGTTACGTTAGCCATGATGGATTCTTATGATGATGCAGAACTTGAACGCAAGCGCACCGTAGCTTTGTTTGCTGCATTCGTTAAAAGGCCTAAAGGAGACGATGTAGACCACCCCTTTGGAGCTGTTCTAAACGATACAGATGTAGGCTCTGCTGTACTTACCACTATCGGTAGAGAATTTGTTATGTCTCCGGGAGCTGTGATAGAATTGGAGCCGGGAGAAGATGTGGCATTCTCTGAGCCTGCGGATGTAGGTTCTAGCTATGAGATGTTTCAATACCGTATGCTCATAAGAGCTGCGGCAGGTATCGGGGTGCCATACTCAGATATGACTGGAGATTTAAAGGGGGCAAACTACAGCTCTATCAGAGCGGGGCTCTTATCGTTTAGACGCAAAATGAAGGCTGAGCAAAAGCAGATTATTACTCCACAGCTCTGCAAGCCGGTATTTAAACGTTTCTTAGAAACGGCAACTCTAGCCAATAATACCCCCTGGGGAGCTTCAGAGTTGGCCTCTAATATGAGGTCTATGCTGAACGTAACTTGGGTGTATCCAGCTTTCGATTGGGTTGATCCGTTGAAGGATATGCAAGCTGAGGATTTAGCAGTGCAACGTCGCTATAAGTCTAGGTCCGCTGTTATCCTGGAAAGGGGGGAAGACCCTGAAGAGCTTGACAACCAGATAGCCCGTGATAAGGCTAGGGATGAGGCTAATGGGTTTGTAGATGAAGTAGCCGAAAAACCTGCAAAGGCGGGTAAGTCAAAAGATGAAGAAACCGTAGAGCAGGAGTAAAGATATTATGACTAGTCTTGTTAAGGAAAAAGGTTGGTATGAGGTTCGTGGCGAGAGCACTAGCAATCTAGAGCTTTATATTTACGGTACTATCGGAGAATACGAGGAATACTGCGCCGGAAACCTCATAAATTACATTGAGAATGTCGTAAGTATGGAGGTTATTGACACGCTAACAGTGCATATCAATTCGAGGGGCGGGGACTTTTATGAGTCTTTGGCTATCCACAGTTATTTGAGTGCTTTGGATAAGAAGGTAAAAGTTACGACGTACGTTGATGCTTTGGCAGCTTCTGGAGCTTCCTTGATTGCAATGGCAGGCTCTACCATCATAATGGCTGAAGGGTCCTTTATGATGTTGCACAATCCGAAAGTATCAGCCAATGTTGACTATCGAGAGGTGGCTAAGCTGGCTTCTGTAGCTGAGCAGTTCAGGGATTCTTGTGTTAGTATCTATGCCAGTAGAACAGGCTGCGATAAAGAAAAAGTAGCTTCTATGATGGACGAAGTTACTTGGATTGGAGCAGAGCAAGCTCTTGAGCTTGGGTTTTGCGATGCTATAGACTCTAGTATAGAGTACAAAGCGGCTGCATGTGCAGGGGCTGAAGACCTTCCAAAAGTACCGGAAGAGTTGTTAAACAGAGAGGTGGAGTTTACTGTGGGTTCAGAAATGGAAGAGGTTGAGGCGGCTAAGGCTGCTGCTTTGGAGGCTGATAAGGCTAAAGAAACAGAGGAAGCTGAAGCGGCTAAGCTTGTTGCGGCAAAAGAGCAAGCAAGTGCTGAGATTGCAGAGATTATTTCTCTGTGTAAGCTGGCAAGGCGGCTAGACCTTATTGAAGGGTTCGTCACTGACAATACCTCAGTAGAGGATGCTAAGAAGGTGCTTCTTAGTGTGGTAGCCGCATGTGAGTCTTCTGCTGATATCATTGACAGCAAGGCTAGGGTGGAAACTGAAAAGAAGAGTCAATACACCCTGGATATTGATGGGATTTATAAGAAGTGGAATTCCACTTCTGTTAACCGGACAGGTGCCGGTGCATTTAACGCGGAGTCTGCTTTTAAACAAAGGAGGGCTGCGCAGAAAAAGTAACGTATGAGAATGTTGATCTATTTACCTAAGGAGAACTAAAGACCATGACTTTGAATAGCCCTACCACTTTCACGGAAGCTCAACACGCTGGCGAGTTTATTGTTTCTGAAGGTCCAGGAACTGTATCTCGCGATACCGAAACTCTGCAAATCAATCATGATCTTGTGGACGGCACGGTTCTCAAGTTTGTTGTAGTTTCCACAGTTACCTACTTGGCCCCGTTGGATGCTGACGACTTCGATACTGAAGGGGTTGATGAGACTGTAGACCTCGCTGGCATTCTTATTGGTGCTAGGGATTCTACGGTAACAGGCACTAATGCTGCTATTCCGGGCGTTCCTTACATTGCTCGTATGGCTGAGGTGAATTCGAGTTTGCTTACTCTGTTTACCGGATCAACGGCACAAGAACTTGCTGATGTGCTCGTAGCACTCAAGGCTAATCACGTAATTGGCCGCTAAACGAAACACCTAGCCGGGGATACTGACTAGGAGTCTTATTGGAGTAGATTTAGGAAAGGACGCACACAGTGCCTCAGACTTTGAATATCTTTCAAGATGATGCTTTTGGGCTAATCTCGCTTACCCAAGAGATTAATAACGTAGATCATGTGCCAGGTCGAGCTGGTGAATTGGCTTTTGCTAATACCGGCGAAGGTGTTGCAACTGACATGATTATGATCGAGATGCAGAATACTACGCTTTCGGTTATCCAGACTTCTGAGCGTGGAGCACCTGCAGAGCAAGAGAGTGTGGAGAAGCGTACTGCTAAGGCTGTTGCCATTCCACACATTAAGCTTGAGCAATCCTTCCAAGCCTCTCAATTCCGCAATGTTCGCGCTTTTGGGAGCACTTCGGAGATTGCGGGACCCAAGAACGTTATTAGCCGTCAGATGGCAAAACACGCGGCTAGGCATGACCTGACTTTGGAGCGTCATAGGCTTGGTGCTCTTCGCGGCCGCGTTTTGGATGCAGACGGTGCTCTGATTCTAAACCTGTACACTTTGTTTGGTGTATCTGAGCCGACTGCTGTGGACTTCTCGACTGTTCTTACGGGCGAAACTACAGAGCTTCCTTTGGTACGCACTAAGTGCCATGAACTACAGCGCACTATGCAGCGCACAGCTAAGATCGCTTGGCCAGGTTCTGCTAAGATTTGGGCCTTCTGCGGAGACAATTTCTTCGATATGTTGGTTGAGTCTTCCTCTGTTCGGGCTACTGTGGCTGGAACGGATGCGGCTAGGGCAGTTCTTGGCGACTCCTATGTTAACGGGGTTATCTACTTCGGTGGAGTGTTCTGGGAGAACTATAGGGGCACTGATGACAACGCTACAGTGGCTATTGACACTGATGACGCTCGGTTCTTCCCTGTTGGTATTCCAGGGTTGTATTCTGAGTATTATGCCCCGGCAGACTTTATGGATACAGTAGACTCTATTGGCCTTCCAAGGTATGCTAAGACTGCGGTTGACCAAGAGTTTGGCCGTTGGGTTAAGCTTCACACTCAGCAAAACCCTCTTGCTCTGTGTAACCGCCCTCAAGTCCTTATTCGTGGCACAGTTGCCAGCGAGTAAAAGCTAGGAGTGGTGCCCTAGCTTATAACCCCAACGTGTTAGTTTTCCTCCGTTTTCCTAGCGCGTTGGGGATTCCAAAAAATAGGTATGAACATGCTAGCCTACATACACTATAGCAATGACAGCAACGTAGGCGATAAGTATAGTGCGCCATACCACTACTTTGATTTTGGTAAGTACAACGTCATTAATATGCGTCACATGGGCAGTGTGATAGACTACGATGCAGCCATATTCGGAGGCGGGGCCATCGCAGGTAATATCATAACCCAAGGCGCTACTAAGCGAGTAAAGGCTCGCAAGCTAATTGGTTGGGGCATTGGTAGGACAATAAGGGGTGTTAAGAATGCAGAATGCAAACTTCCTTTAGACTACCCTACAGACTTCGATCTAATCGGAGCTAGAGATTACTGTGATATAACCCCAAAAGGGTTAGGCTTTGTTCCTTGTGTATCTTGTATGCACCCAAGGTTTGATTACAGCTATCGCGTACAAAAGAAATTCGTAGCATTCCTAAATGCCAAGAGAACAATTCCCCGGTTTGCTGCGCACGATATGAAGCCCTGTGACGTAATGCTGAATAATACTAGCTTAGAAAGGGCTATAAATCACATAGGTTCCGCAGAAGTGGTAATAACGAATTCATATCACGGGGCCTATTGGGCTATGTTACTTGGCAGGGGTGTGATAGTTCATAGACCATATTCTAGCAAATTCTACCACTTTAAATGGCCGGTTGCTCATACTTATATGGATAGTTTCGCACACATAAAAAATATTTCTACGTATAGGCATAAAGGGGTATTACAGGAGTGCAGAAAGCTTAATGAGGAATTTGCTGCAAAAGTGCGGAGGTTGTTAAATGTTTGAATCAAGCTTAGACAGTATATATGACTCTATAGGAGTTGATGCTACACTCTCAGTAGGCTCTGAATCGCACAGCCTAAGAGTGCTGGATAAAACAGTAGGTACTGTTATCACAGTAGGAGATGTGAACCTTCAGACTGTGAAGCCTGTATGTGCTGTACGTCTATCGTCTTTGGCCGCTCTCTTGATTTTCAATTATGACGAGTTGATCGATGCTACTTTGCTGGTAAATGGGTCAACTTGGACGATTATTAACTACAAGCCTATGCCAACTCCATTCGGAGGCGGGGAATTGTATTTGGAGGTTAGGCAGTGACAGCTCGTAGAGAACGTATATTAAACCGCGTAGCTGATGTACTAGAAGCCCTTGGGTATACGTTTATGCGTAATAGAGCGGATGTTGTTGAATCAAAATGCCCATATGTTATACTGCTAGATGGAGATGAGACTTCAGCTACTCCTGACGATAATTCCCCTAGTAATAGAAGGTCCCCGTCTGCTCCGCAAGTTATGCTTTTGAACCCGGAGATTTGGATTGTTGAGCATGAAGGAATAGATAATCCCGGAACTGCTCTAAACGAAAAGCGAGATGAGATTTTGGAGGCTCTGTTTGGTGATAGCGAGCTACTAGGGCTATTGCATAATTTGGGTATCCGATACGAGGGGTGTGCTACAGCATTTAGGGCAGGTAGGCACTTAACAGGTGAGATGGGCCTTAATGTTACTTTGGCATATGTCCATCGCATTATTTGAAACTAGCGGAAGGAGCTAATAAGTGGCTACTGAAATCTATCTGTCGCCAGATGTTGACAACTACACGATGCCTACAGGTGAGCTTTACTTTACACGTGAAGGTCAGACTGAAGAGGTGCATATGGGCAACGCCTCTAAGGTTGAACTAAACCTTGAGGTGAAGCTCGCAACCCACTATAGCAGCATGGGAGGTATCCGCCGTAAAGATAAGACGGTTGTTACTGAAGCTGAAGCTACGTTTAAGGCTACTCTTGATGAGTGGACTCCTGATAACATTGCTTTGGCTTTGTTGGCTGATACCACTTCTAACACTGAGGAAGACGTTGTTCTTGAAATCGGAGCTGCTGAGCTTGTATACGGCTCTATCCGCTTCGAAGCTAGGAACGACATCGGTCGCCGGGTTAATTACGTTCTGCCCAGCGTAGCTATTAAGCCTTCGAAGGCTTTGGCCTTGGTTGATGACGGATTTTCTGTTATCGATATCGAGGGCGATGTGCAAGTTACCAAGGTTGGTAACAAGTATCGGTTCGGTACGGCCACTTTTGTACAGACTGAGAACATCACAGAGTAAGCACGCTACAAACAAGAAAACGGAGATACCATGAGTAAGCTTAGCGATATAGCCGATAGAAAGAAAACCGTATCGTTAGAAGCCGGGGAAGTTGAGGTGAAGGGCATTACTATGTCTACTATCACTCAGCTTATCGCGGACTTCCCCGGCCTATCAACCATGCTCATTGGGAAAGGTAAGGTTGACCTACCAACGGCTATCATGGCTATTCCAGGAGCTATAACAGCTATCATTCTTGCGGGTTTGGTAGAAGAGGTTGATGAACAAACGGTTAAAGCGCTACCTGCTACATACCTACTAGACCTTCTTGTCCCGATTATCGAACTTACGTTCCCTGGAGGTGTTGGCCCTTTTCTGGTAAAGCTGGAGGCATTGGCAAAAACTATAGCGTAATAGATGCCGAACAGCAGCTATGTACCCTAATAGAGTACCTAATATCTAATGGTCATAGCTGCAAAGACGTGTGGAATTATACGCCTAGAAGGCTAGTCGGGTTTTATAACCTAGCCATCAAGCGTTCATTAGAGGAAAGAGCACAAATGATAGAGAACGGGGCTTTATCCGCTAGTGGAGATATGAAGGCCATAGAAAAACAAACTAAAGAATGGCGCTCGCTATGAGCGGGTTCAAGTTCCTATACGGCCTAATGAATAATGCAGCCGCACAAGAGACCTACAAAGAATATGTAACAAACGTAAAGACTAGGATTGCTAAAGGAGTTACCGGGGCTATAAAGGCGGTAGCTGATGTAGTTAAGAAGGAGGCTAGGTCTAGTATTGGGTCTGGTGGATTCTCAGCACGTTGGCAAAATGCTTTACGGGTAAATGTATATCCTAAAACAGGATTCTCAGCTAATGCGGCTGCATTCGTATATCATAAAATTCCTTATGCTGGGGTGTTTGAGTATGGTAAGTCCATAGCAGGTAAACCTTTGTTGTGGATACCAACTCAATACGCTCAGAGCAAAGTTGCTGGGAGAAGGATATCTCCTAGCTTGTTTTCAGAGTATTTTGGCTTGAAGCTAAGAGCGGTAAGAGGCGGTGGAAGGCCTTTGCTCGTAGCCGACATAGCTTTGTCTAAATCAATGACCAATAAAGTCTCATCTGGAAGCCCCGCTAATATAGGGGTTAGAGCTATCAGGAAAAGTAAGAATTCTAGCGGTGCAACTACCGCAGTTCCAATGTTTACCGGTATAGCTAGAGTGCAAGAGCGTAAGCTTTTCGATGTGGTAGGTGTTTGTAATGCAGCAAGAAGCAGCTTAGCAGCATTATACAAGAGTGTAGTTGGGAGCGCTTAATGTCGGATAACATTGTCCAGCGAATTTCTATTCAAGGGGCTGAAGAAGTAAAGAGCGCGCTAGCTGGCATAGCTAGTACAGGTGTAAGTGCTGCAAATTCTCTAAAGCAAGCTTTTGATGCTATTGGAACGTCAGGCGGGGGCTCTATAAGCTCTCTGGTTGATAGCATTAAGGGCATTGGTTCTGCTATGTCTTCCATTGGAGGTGGAGGGCTATTTTCGGGACTAATGTCGTCCGGCTCTCAAGCTTCTGCTGCTATGAGCGGTGTGTCTCAAGGTCTGGAGGCTGTAAGCGGTTCTAGCCGTGAAACTTCGGCTCATATATCAAATTTGTCTAGTAATTCTGACAATTTAAACAGTATATTTGGAGAGCTTGCTAGTTCTGCTGGTAGAATAGGTTCCGTTATTGGTATCTTCGGAGCTGCTCTTGGTGCGGTAACTGCTGGTGTGCAGGCTTTCACTCTTAGTCAGTCTGAAGCTGCTCAAAGTGTTGAGCGTATGGCTACAGCTTATGGTTTGCAGCTCAAGGATTTTCAAGCTCTAGACTTAGCCTTTAAGATGGTTGATCTAGACATTAACGACTTCAGGCTAAGCCTTAACAGGCTTGCATCTTCTCTAGGTCAAAGCGCTGAAAAGGAAGCAGAGAATCAGCATAAGCTTAGAGCCTATTCTTTTGCTGTACAAGAGGCTGCAGAGAAAACACTAGAATTTGCTGAGAAGGTAGACGATTCAAGCCGTAGAAGGGCTGATAGGGAATTTGATTCTTCAGAGCGTATATCTGATATACATCAAAAGCTCAACGATACTCAAGTAGATAGGGCCGAAGCGGCTTCTGATAGGATAGCAAACGTACATGAATCTGATGTTGCTAGAGAAATAGCTAGGGCCGAGAAGCTATCTGATTCTTTAGACAGTATTGAAACCTACCGTTCTGACCGTAGTCAAGCTAGGTTGGATAAGCAGCAAGACGATGTTGATAAAAAAGCTGATGAGCGCGTCTTAAAAGAGAAACAAGCCGAATCAGACATAGAGGCTTTTAGGTATTCTCTAGATATACGCAAAGAAAAAGACCCTGCAAAAAGGGCTGAGATGGAGTTTAACGCCAAAGTAGCTAGCCTAAAACGTCAGAAGGAAATAGAGAAAGCAAAAGAAGAGCAAGAAGAAGCTAGGCGGATTAAGAAAGAGCAAAGAGAGGAAGGCCGTGCACGGGCTAAAGAGGAAAGGGAATTAACCCGTCAAAAGGCTAAAGAGGTACGGGAAGAAAAACGCGTTCTTGAGGCTGAGAAAAGAGCAGAGGCTAAGAGGGGTAAGGCCGAAGAAAGAGAAAACGCAAAAGAGAATAAGAAGGCCGCTAAAGAGATAGAGCGTATCCAACGTGTAGAACAACGCGAGAATGAGAGAGAACAAAGACAAGAAGAGAGGGATGCTCGTAGGTTTGAGCTTGCACAGCAGCGGGACAATGAAAGGCTAGAGACTCTTAGGGTACAAGCTGAAAAGGCGGGTAATGCTTTAGCTGGTATCCAAGAAGCTCTAGACCCTAATAAATCTAAGACTATGGCAGAAGGTCTAGATGACCTCGTAAAGAAATACGCCTCGTTAAAAGATGAAGTAGCCAAAACTAATTTAATGACAGAGCATTTTGGGCGTAAAGGCCCTTTAATGGCCCGCGTCTTTAAGCTTCTTGCTGGCGAAGGTGGAATAGGGGGACTGTATAAACAGGTAGAGAAACTAGGCTATATAAACGAACAGCAGATGGATAAGCTTGCGGAGTCGGAAGCGGCTTGGCGGGTATTCGGTGTTGCTGTGTCGAACGTAAAGCAAAAAATAGCTTTGGTGTTCACTCCTACAGTAACTGCATCCATTGAACGGATGACAGGCTTTGTTATTAGGAACAGCGAGGCTTTTGTAAACATAGCTACGACTCTTACAAACTTATTGTCCCCGGCATTCAACGCGCTTCAAATTACGATACTAGGAGTTGCTACCGTTGCAATTCAAGCTTTGTCCTCAGCTCTTAGCGCTTTAAGGACAATATTGCAGCCTATAACCGACGGTTTAAACAATCTGTTCGGTACAGCATTTACTGTTGAAGGGGCTATCTCTATTGCAATAATAGGGGCCATAGTAGTTAAGTTTGGTATGTTAGCTTCTGCCCTTACTGCTGTAACCAGTGCAGTTAAGCTACTTAACTTGGCCCTTCTATTCATTAGGGGTCATCCAGTTTTGATGACTATATCTATACTCATAGCTGCACTAGCTTTGTTGTATGAACGTTGGGATTCTATAAAGGAGGCATGTAAAAAAGTTGATGCTGAGTTGAAGAGACTTACGGGTATAAATCTTGATACTTTACTAGTCGTAGCTACAGCTCTGGGGATAGCGCTAACCTTTATGGGGGTTAGAGGGGCTATATCAGGTGTAACCGCAGCTATAATGGCTGTTGGGCCTGCTATAATGTCAGCGGCTAGAACTATGGCGATAGCTGGGTCTATAATATTGGGGCCTTGGAGTCTTATACTAGTTGCAATAACGGCTCTAGTTTACTATCTATATCAGAACTGGGGGCCTGTATGTAAGTTTCTAGGTGATGCGTGGGAAGGCGCAGTCATAGCGGCAAAATATGTATGGGATAATTTTTGGGAGGGAATAAAAGTAATTTGGGAGGGTATGAAGTATGTATGGAGTGGTGTTTGTGACTTCATAGGAAAACAGTGGCAAGACCTTAAAGGCACAATAGGCTCTGTGCTGGATTGGATGGGGGAAAAGACCAAAACCGTAGCCTCCGCAATAGCCTCAGCTTTTGGAGCGATTACCGGGGCTGGAGGGGCTACTACGGGTGGAGGTTCTGAAGGCGGACAGGGCGCTACAGGTAGTTGGGCAACAGGTGGCGAGGTTAGAGGCCCTGGAGGTCCTACTAGTGATTCTGTAGTTGCTAGGCTATCATCTGGAGAGTTTGTGCAAAGGGCTGCTGCTGTTCAAAAGTACGGAACTGATTTCATGCACAGGATTAACAGCTTGAGCCTTCCCACAAATGCTCTACTCGGATTTGCTTCGGGTGGTTTGGTTCAAACACATAGCATGTCTGTGAACAGTTCAAATATGAAGAGTGAGGCTTCAAGAGTGCTTAACCTTCAAATTGGAGGTGAAACTTTCGCAGGCTTGATAGCCCCGGAGACTGTAGCTAAGAAACTGGTATCATTTGCAAACAAGTCAAGTGCAACACGTATAGGCATTAGGCCAAGTTGGGTGAAATAATGGACGAGAACACAGAACTTAGCATAGAAGGCCTAGACTTACCTCCTTATGCACAGCGGGGCCTAGTACAATCATTGACTATGATAGATCAGGCTAAGAGTGCTCGTAGGACGTTGAACGGCAGCCTGCTAAACGTAGCGGACTCACAGTTTAGGAAGTACATCAGCTCAATATCCAACGGCTCTGTGGAGGCTACTCAGCCCCCAGCTTTTGATTTGATGTACCCCGGACAAATCCTAACTGTTAACTGTATAGTAGAGCTGTGCCAGAGGTTAACATCAACAGAGATGGATACCGAATCTGAGCTGTCAACTGAAGCCTGGTTAGGTAGAGAAGCGGTAGAAGGTAGCATCAGGTATGAGGATGGGTATGTCTTTTTCCGCCCCGTGCTAGAGATGATGTTAAAGGACTTTTCTTTTGAGCTTGATGAATGGAAGTCCATTATTTCTTGGAACTTGGAACTAGAGGAAGTTTAGTATGCCTAAGAGATTTTATTTCGCTTGGGCTGATAGCACTGAAACAACCTTTGGACCTGAGCATCACGTAGAAGATGAGAGCGTATTTTCTTTAACGCTTACTCATGCTGAAGGAGATTTTCCAACTGTCGATCTTGAAATTATCAACCCCAGAGAGGGGATGCTCAACCTTGCTAGGAAACAATGGGTTTGGGTATCTTGTGTAACTGATACTGATGAAGTTAAGCCCATTTGTTTTGGGAGGCTTATAGGTGTTCCTTCAGATATCGTCGAAAACATTTGTAAGATAACGTTGGTTTGTAGGCCTAAGGATTTCCTAGCACAGAAGGCCGAACTAGCTTCTAGTTTGAAGGTGCTTCCTTACTACGATAGGCTTTTTGTTCCATACGAGAAACATCACGAATCAGATAACGTGCTAGAAGCCTACTCAAGGCTTTGGCATTGCGATAGATACTCTAGTACCGTAACAGCCTCAGATATCGTAAGCGGGGAAGATGGAACTGTCGTACTAGATCGCGGAAAAGTGTTCTATGACAGCCTAAGGATTGAGAAGACTAGCACTCCTATAAGCGCCGTAAAAGTTAAGGCCAAAGTAGACTGGGGTCAAGTAGGTGAAGGTACTATAGATATAACTAAACCTATTTTGGATGCTTTTGCGGCAGGAACACTTACTTACCCTGTAGAGGATATTAACGGCAATACCTTTGGCAACTATAAGATGCCTTTGCTAATGGGTGCCTCAGGTATGGCGGATGCTTGGCCTAAAACTGGAACAGATATGAGGGGAGGGTGGCAAGTAGCTTCTTCGTCTTTACAGTATGTAGGACAGCGTGCGGACGGTGATATATTAATAGGCCCTGCAGGTATATCCGAATTGACACCTGAGGATGCTAGTGGCGTCTTTAAAGGGCGGGGAGTTGTAGTTCAGCAATATAAAGGTCCTGATGAGTCTCAATGGGATTACAACGAGGGGACCGGATCATATCAAGAAGGTACTGATACTATAATCTGGATACCTATTATCCCCGTTGCTCCGCATCTTGAAATAGCTTATGGGGCAAATAGGTCTAGGTCTGAAACTATATCGTTTACTCTTGTTTCGGATATACAGCCCTTATGTTACGAATTTCAGATATCTGACATAGATGAGGCCTCCATAGCTACGATAGATTTCGGCTCTGCTAAAGCTGACGATGCTAGAGACCCCCCAGAAGGTTCAGATACTGAGACAACAGACTACAACACTCAACCCATAGAAGATACTAGGAGAAAGACATACTTTCAAACTGATAGGGGTATGCAGTCTATACAGTATCTAATGCTACGAGCGCGGGCTAATTTGCTCTCAAGTGCACGGGCTGTGGATGTTTCGGTATCTCAAGACTTTGATGAGGGTTTGGACTTATCTCTTAGGAAGAATGCCTCGCTAACTGATGGCCGTATTCCAGGCAGCACAGCTATTGGCAAAATAACGAAGTATGTGCTATCCTACGATGGAAATGATGGATGCGGAACCTGCGATATTACCTTTTCATGCACTGTAGGTGAAGGAAGCTCAGTAGGTACACCAAATGCAGGCGAAGAGACCTATGTAGAGGAAGGATATGAAAGCGGGGAGTTTATAGTAAGACAGTGGCAAGAAGAAGTTATAGCTACGTCAGATATAAAGTGGGATATTTCCACAGTAACCGCACAGCTACTAGATGACGATGGTGTAGAGCTACAAGGCTTAGATGCTAGTGATGCAGTATCTTCTTGCACAATAACGGGAGGCCTTGAAAGCCAAAACTCTTCAGTGCAAACGGGCTGTACCGGTTATCACAAAGAGTTGCAGTTTGGTAGTAGACAGCCCCGCCTTGTTCCAGAATATGAGGACACAGAAACTATAAAGGCTACGATAGGAAGCATAAAAACCACGATAACTATGCAGCTCCGTAATCTTGTGGATAAGGAGTTTAGCACAGAGTTTAGTATTGGTGATGTTACTATGGTGGTGCCTAAGGGGATAAATTTAGCATGACGACTTTGGAACAGGTAATCCGCCCTAATGAGTCCCCAGCTACAAATTTTGGTTCAGGGCACTACTCCTATATACGCAAGAAAGCTGATAGTAGCGAGCTTCCACCGGATACTATCACCTACACAATAGAGGCTAGTACTTCTACAATGACTACTGAGATAAAAGGGGTTGGGTACAGCGTTCAAATAAACAAGACGCCTAAATATATTGAGGTAAAGAGAGATGAGACTCAGGTAGAGATTACAAACCCGGACGATGAAACTCAAGTAGCTAGGTTTGCTGCTTTGAAGGCTTTGGAAATTCAGGATACATCTACTGGAACCAAGACGCATATAGACTATGCACATCCAAGCCACGATAATAGCCGCATGATTCCTGCTAAGAGCGATGAAGATACTCCGGTCAGTGCAGACAGCACAACGGCTAATCCAAAAGAAACAACAAACCCTGAGGCTGGTAGCTATGGAACTAACAGCGTAGATAACCAGATAGTCAACGCTACGAGTTTAAACTCATATAGTTACGAGCCTCAGGCTACGAACATCACAGAATCAAACCCTCTAATAACTGGGTAGTATAAATGGCCACGACTTACCGAACTACAGATTTGGATAAATGGGGAGCTGGAAAAGGCGCACCGTTAACAGCCGCTGAAATGGACGCTAATTTCTTTGGCATAATGCAGAGGATAGCGGGGCTAGAAACAAATCCAACTCAGCCTGTTAATATCGATAGCTTTGTTGTAGCTGGTAGAAACTTCACTGTTGTCATGACAGATGCGTCTACTAAAGGGCCCTTCGAGCTTCCACTAGCCACTTTCAAATGGAAGGGTGCTTGGGCTCAATTCGAAGTCTACGAAGCTCTGGATATGTTCTATGTGGACGACATGGGGCTTTATATTGTACTCACTGGGCACACTTCAGGATATTCATTCGAGCCTTTAAAACAGGTAGGAAACCTACCCGCCTATTCGCAGATATTTGGGCCTACAACCCTATACGATATGGGGTTCTTCATTTCTGGCGTTCCGGGGCTTTCGATGCCGGAGGGTTCTCCACTTATGCAGGTGGTAGCTGCCCGGACTATTGTGCTGCCACAAAGTTCTAGGTATTCGTCAATCGGAACTGTGTATATTCGAGAGGCCCCGGACTCCGAACTGAATTTCCCTATATATGTGCTGGATAGCGATTACACTACGGAATCAACTGAAGATTTGGTGTCTGTAGGTTCTATCATAATTCCGTCTGGAGAGAATTCAGGTTACATAAGCATCCCTGAGAATGTAGAAGTACCAGAGGGTGGAGTGTTTTATATAGGGCAAGACCCTGTACCAAGCGGCTCCGATCTTTCAATAACTATTCGCGCTGTAAGGGGAATTACAATGTCAACTGTGTATCCAGATGCCGGAACGTTCATAATCAACATGGCTGATGGTACAATATCCAAGGACTCTACAACCTTGGAAGTTGGGCATTTCCTAGAAGATGGCACAGTTCTTAAATTTAATGCTGAAGAAGAGCTTGCTCCTTTGGATGCTGATGACTTCGATACTGAAGGTTTGTTAGATACTGTCATCTTGGCGGGTATCCTACTAGGGGAAGCTGATAGCACCAGCGAAGCTCTGGCTGATGTTAACTACATAGCGCGCCTAGCTGAGGTAGACCTTGACCTTTTAACCTATTTTGATGGTGTGTCTAACGCTCAAATCGAAGTAGTTAACCAAGCCTTTGTAACAAGAGCTATCATTGTTAGGAACCGTGGAACAGAAGCCAGCCCTCTACTGTTTCAAATCGCCTCAGGTGGAGGCGGTGGAGCTGTTGATAGTGTAGCTGGCCTGACAGGGGTTATATCCGCAGTAGGATTGAAGAGCGCTCTAGCTATTGCAGCCGGGGACATTTCAGGTTTAGCCGCTTCGGCTACTACGAACGCTTTGAATGCTTCCAACATAAGTTCCGGAACTCTGAATGCTGCTAGGCTTCCGAGCTTGAGCGGGACCTATGTGGCTACGTCTACTCTAGGTGCTGCCAATGGTACGGCTACGCTAGGAGCAGACTCTAAGCTAACCTCTAGCCAAATCCCGGCCTCGTTGGTAGGTGCCGTAGTCTATCAAGGTGTATGGAACGCGTTTACAAACTCCCCAACTCTCGCAAGCTCTACCGGAACTAAAGGGTTCTACTATAAGGTTAGTGTTGGTGGGGACACAACACTAGATGGTATTGACGAGTGGTTTATCGGTGATACCGTAATTTTCAACGGAACCACTTGGGATAAGATCGACGGCCAAGATGTGGAAGTTCTTAGCGTAGCTGGCTTAACAGGGGCTATTTCGGCTTCAGGACTTAAGAGCGCCTTAGCTATCGCATCTGGAGATGTTTCGGGCTTAGTCGCTTCAGCTACAACGGATACTACAAACGCCAGCAACATTTCTAGTGGTACGCTTGGTGCAGATAGGCTTCCAAACCCCTCTGCTAGTACGTTAGGTGGTGTTAGGTCTATTGCCGCTGAATCTCATAAGTTTCTTACAACTATCAGCACAAGTGGTGTTCCATCCTTAGGACAACCGGCCGCTGGGGACATTTCGGGCTTAGCGGCTTCGGCTACAACGGATACGACAAACGCCAGCAACATCAGTAGTGGAACCTTGAATGCCGCTAGGTTGCCAGCTGCTATACCCTCTAGCTCTATAACTGGTACAGCTACCAACGACAATGCGGCTAGCGGGGTAGTTGGTGAATATGTATCGGGCTCACGCTCATATGCCGATAGGATGAGTGCAACTAGCGGAGCTTGGGTAGACGTAGCTTCCGTAGCTCTTACTGCTGGAGATTGGGAGATTTGGGGGTGCTTGATAGTAGACCCTAACGGAAGTAGCATTACTAATATTGCCTCCGGAGCATCTAGTGCTGCTGGAACTTATGGGGAATATCAACAGCTATCCTACACAACCACATTAGGGGCAGCTCTAGCCACTACACGGGTAAGAGTATCCCTGGCTAGTAGTGGCACAGCCTATCTTGGGGCATATATGGGCTTTACTGGAGGTCCAACAAAACTGTACGGAAATATCTGTGCTAGGCGTATTCGCTAATGTCTATAACCTACCGCTCAACAAAAGGCTCTAATCTAACTCATACAGAGCTAGATACAAACTTCTATGAACCGGAAGAAGCTGCAATAGCGCTAGAAGATGCTAAGCTGGAACCGGCTGAGATAGACGAAGTAGAGCTTGACAACGATAAGCTGACGATAACCTTGTCAGATGGAATAGTCCATGGCCCTATGACGCTTCCGAGCAGCAAACTTAGCTACAGGGGAAAGTTTAAGTCTCTATATCCATATCAATCCGGGGATATTATATACACAAGCACAAATCTATATCTGGTATTGAAAGGGTTCATTTCGGGAGCTAGATTTAACCCAAATGATGAGCTTGACGGTACTAAGGTTGTAGTTGCGGTAGGTGGAACACCTGTTTGTATAGATGTGCCTATGTTCTTTCCAGGCGTTCCTAAGATGGGTATGATTGGACAATACTCAGTTACGAGGGACCTAACCTTCAGGGGAGCCTACGCTTATCACAGAATAGCCCCGGAAGCCCAAGTGGTGTACCTGCTAAAGATAAACAACGAGACCGTAGGCTCCATAACCTTCGAAGCCGATGCTTATACAGGTACAGTAGATACCTCTACTGAGCTGCTAGAGCTGGCAACCGGGGATATTGTATCTTTGCACAACAGCGTGTATACTGAAGGTAAAGATTTGTCCATAACCTTGCTGTTTAGGCGCGTAGCATGACCCTCTATTGGCTAGCTAGTTTTGAGAACTGCTCAACCTTCTCACAGGAACGTAATACAAACGTTGGTGGTGTAGGAGGTATTGGAGGAACAAACAGCTATAGCTATGCTTACGTTACTGGTAGGAATGCCGGTAGAGCCGTAAGGTTTACAACTGGTGGAACAACCGGGGATAGTGCTCTATTCGAATTAGCAGTGGGCTCTACTTTCGATTGTACAATGGGGTTTGCTTGTAAGCTTAGCAGCTCTCAGCCTAATGGAGCCCCCGCTGGATACTCAAAGATTTGCAGCAAGGCCAATGTAGACTGGGGTCAGAACTGGAGCTTAGCCTATAACTACACAACAAATACACTAGCTATCGTAAAGAACTTGGATGGTTCTATTATCGATAGCTATGCCGTAGGAGATACTAGCTTAGTAGGGTCGTGGCACTATTACGAGGTAGCATTTCATAGCCATGCAACTACCGGGACAATAAGTGTATGGGTTGATAATGTAGAGGTCATAAGCTTTACGGGGGATTCTACTGTAGGGCGTCCAGATACTAATATTCACTCTTTAGCTTGTGGCGCTATTGCGGGAGGTTCTAATGCCCCATGCAATGATTACGATGATGCCTATTTAATTAGCGGATTAGTACCGCTTGGTTCTTTAGAAGTTATTAGCATTCCCCCGGCTAGTACCTACTCAACTTCGGGCTGGGATACATCGGATTCAGGTGTAGAACCTCATCACACTTATATGGATGCTGTTCCATATGTTGTTACCGATCCATACCTAATTTCTACTACGGGGGCGGGGCTGGATCAGTATAAAACTGCTATAGACATATCGGCTTATATTGGTGCTAGTCCTACTATCTTAGCAGCTGCATTTGGCTGTATAGTTAGCATGAGTTGGGGAGGAATGTATGTACGAGCTACAGACAGCAACTCAACTACCCATGATAGCAGCAATTTCTATGTAAATGGAAGCCTCGTAACAAAGTTGTGGGGAGGTACTGTAGACCCTGTAACTAGTGCAGCTTGGGCAGCTTCAGGGATTACAGGCTCGTCTTGGGGTCCATTAGGAGGCGGTGGAGGCGATCAGCCTTTCAAGGCTTATAACGCCTTTGTGCATGTAGCTATACCTTTTGTAGACGAGCTTCCTACAGAGCTTCCTACAGAGCTTCCTACAGAGCTTCCTACAGAGCTTCCTACAGAGCTTCCTACAGAGCTTCCTACAGAAACAGAACTACCGTTAATAAGTACAACTCTTGCGCTACAATCCAGCTTTAACCCCTATTATCTTGGGTACGCTACAACCTTTACGGCTACTGTCAAAGATATAGGGGGTACTACAACCTACACAGAAGCTACCGGAACAGTGCTGTTCAAAGATGGTGCAGAGACTATCAGCACGGCAAGGCCAGTATCTTTAGGTATAGCAACATTTTCAACCGCGTCTCTTGAATTAGGGGAGCATAGTATAACCGCTGAATATAGCGGAGACACAACCTATGATATTTCAACGTCCAACATTGTAAACCAAGTTGTAGACTACACACCTACAGAGTCTGAGGGGACGGAACAATATATAACTGCATATAGTGTTATATGCGTAGCAGGTTAAAACAATGGCGTACGTTCAAATACAACCTGATTGGTTAGGCCAGGATGGTATAGTTGTATGTGGTGGAACTAGCGTAACTAAAGAGATATGTGCTAATTTAAAGGGCCTTAATGCGCTACCGATAAACTCTATGTACGCTTGGTTGCTAGAGGCCCCGTGCATGTTCTTTGCTGACAACAGGTGGTGGCAAAGAGAAAAATCTAAATGGCCCCAAAGGCTTGAGTTGTTTAAAGGCACCATATATACAACCTCTAAAGTGGCAAAAACGCACAAGAACATAGCACAATTAAAAAGGGCTAACCCTCCAAACTGTATTGTAGATAATCCAGGTCAAGTTGGTATGGCTAGGTCATCCCTGAGTGCTGGGCTAAATATTATGAGGCACAAAGGGGTAAAGAGGATATTCATCTTCGGTGCTGACAATACCTATGGTGGAGGGAAAAGAGCACATTGTCATTCAGAGCATCCTTGGGGTAGAACTGTAGACACTTGGCGAGTTAAGACAGCGGAACTTCAATACTGTGTATCCCCGCTTAGGAAACTTGGCATAGAGGTGTACAACTGTTCCATGGTATCAACGCTTCCGTTCTGGCCTAAGAAATCGTATGAAGAAGCTTTCGAGATGATAAAAAAGGGGTTGGTATAATGCTAAGTGCTCTTGCCCGAATTAAGGTTCTACTACTTAGGGTTGTATTCCGGGTGTTCTATGCTGAGAGGAAAAAACCAAAGTGTATGTTCTACAAATTGGATACCTATTGCGGAGATGGCCAACGTAAGCGGTGTACAGGGCATCACTATAAAAAACATGGCTGCTGGATGGGGTTCAAGCATAAAGACAGGCTAGAGTATATGTTCGGATCGGACACTTGCTTGTAGACTCTTCATTCTCTCAATTCTCAACCTTCTAAGTCTTTAATAACACTAAGGTTTTTGCGCATCTACACGTGTTAAAGTACAGTCCATTCTTTAATTCTTTAATTCTATTCCCCCCTTAAGGGGGGAATAGAATGAGAGAATTAGAGAATGGTGTAATTTCACACAAGTGCGGCAGGGAAGTTGAAAAGAGATTAAGATATTATAAAGATTCCCAAAGGAGGGGAGACGGGGCACATTAAGATAATACTGTCTAAGAAGGGTAAGAATTGGAGACAGGTATATGCTACGATTGTGTGGCCTCTGTAGAG